TAGAGTACTTGTTTAAACGAGTACTCAATGCTACTTATTGTAGCGATAACGAAAGGAAAGATATGTCAGAAGAAAAAGATATGACAACTCTTGATGAGTTGTTTGATAACTTAGAACACGCTATTGATGAAGTTAAAACATCAGTCAATGATGCAACTAATCAGATAGAGGAAGCATACTCTAGTGTTGATTATGCTAAAGACTACATCAATGATGCTGATAGAACTATGTCTGAACTTGATAGTGCAGTAGAGGAACTACGAAATAGAAGTGGTGAGTTTACTACAAAGAAAGTCAAGACAGAACTTACTAAGTTAATTGATATATTACTTAAACAACAAACTAAATTAGGTTAGTTGTTTAAACTGCTACCCCATTGTGGGTAGCTCACTGTCTATGGTTGTGTCTATTGGTATGACACTACGAACTAGCAATAGCAAGTAACCAAAGCTGTAGGCAGTGAGCTATCTATAAGTATGAACTAGGTAAGACTATTGCCCTGTTGAAACCTAGTGACAGAAAGTAGGTAGCTTGAAGGATATGGGTTAAGAGCTGAAGTTTGACTGAACTGCGAAAGCGACACAGAAAACCACCTGTATCTTTCAAGCTATCTATTTGTTTAAACAAATAGGTGCAATCAATGAAAGGAAATATGAATACAAAAAAAGAATACGAAGTCTATGAATTTGTAGATGAGAGTATGAAAGTAGATGAAAACATTTTAAGTGTGGACTTTTACTTTGATAGTGATGTAACGCTAGAAGAGGCAGTTCATTCTGTTGACACGCTAGTAGAGGCAAACACAGAAGCTATCTTTACTGGTCACAGACCTTCTATCTATTCTCTATCACCATTCGCACAGGAAGGTGGAAGAGTATGAATAGTAATGAGGACTTTAGTGATGACAACTTATCAACAGAAGAAAAGATGTTGGTCTTTATGATTAGGCAGTTTGATTTGCCTATTAAAAATATCTTTACTTCTATCTATGAAGCATATGATATTGCAGATAAGGAGGTTGTATGAAAGAGTATGACTATCACGACTTATCTTACGAGGAAGTTGTAACATTTTATAAATTGTTACAAGACCAAGTAATCCAATTCAGAAATCTTGTTAGTGAAATTGATATAAGTAAGTATGAACATACAGAATATATATCTATTGTTAATAATATTTATTTCAATATCTTCCTAAGTCAGGAAGAAAATGTCAGTTAAAAGAATTGAATTACAAGATTGTAGTTCCGAAAATAATGATGCTAATAATTGCGATTGCAATAGACATTGGTGGTGTGAAGAATTTGCACCACTAGGCAATCATTGGGTAAGAGAAAACAAAATAGCAATGGGTCAAGCACGATTAGGTGTTTGTTATGATTGTTCAAGGAAATCATAATGAGTGACTTACCAGACCTACTAAGAATTGCTTATAAGATTAGTGAAGAAGATATTTGTTGCACAATAGGAGTAGATTATCCACCATACGCATTACCAATAGAGTGCGATTGTGAGGAATAAATAATGGACTTCTTATCTTTATGTGTAGCCTATGGGCTATTCATATCAGGACTGAAAAAATATTCTGGGTATAAAACTCAGAGAGATATAAGGAAAGAGAGAGAAGATGACTTGTATCTAATGCGTTTGTTTAATGTGTTAGAGGAAGATTGAAGAAGCATCAAGAGTTCTTGTTGGTTTCTCAATTAATGTCACACTCTATTTCTATAATGTAAATATCTAACAGCTCATTGTTTAAACTGGACAGATACAACAGTGAGCTGATAGATACTTATACAAGTAAGTATCAGAAAGGAAATTATGACTAAGACATTTTGGAATGAAATGGAAGAGCCAGTCGTTGTTAGTGATGAAGAGTTCAAGCAACTTACCAGACCTACAAAGAAATGGTATGACCATAGGGATAGTCTAAAGAAAGCTATTCGTTTAGCTAAAGCACACCCCTATAAAGTTATAAAATTTTATTCCTTTAGTAGTGAAGATAATCAAGATGTTGTTAGCGAAGAAAGAAAGTTTAAGAACAACTTGAACAATCACATTAAGAAAAATAATTTACCATTACAAGTCTATACAAAAGTCAAGGGCAATAAAGTCTATGGGTATATATCTTATACGCCTAATGCAGACAGACTAAAACATTCTCTTGAAACTGTATTCACTGATGACTTTAAAGAAGTTTTTAATAATAGATTTAAAGTTAGCAGTGGTGATGATGACAACTAATTGTAGATATTAAACAGCTCATTGTTTAAACCAGTGAGCTGATTAATATGTATAAAGATTTACACAAATGTAAATGTATATTACAATGACAGTAAGCAACAAAGAGGTTGTATGTCAATAAGAATTGAGTGTCACAACATCTATGGTGGTACTGATGTGTACCATTTTGATGGTGACAAAACTCAAACGATAGTAGAGGCAACGAATAAGTTCGCAGAACTTAGAAGTTCTGGGCATAATGTTGTATCTATTATTGATAACGATAGTGGCGACTACTTAGACCCACGACAGTTATATAAGACAACAGTTCGCTAACGATATCAGCGACAACATAACAACAAAGTAAAGGAAATATATGAACGAAGAAGCTAATGCTCTTATGAATACCCTAGACACTAAGAAAATTGTCTTAGAGGAATTGCATAATGTAGCATATCTAATTAAAGAAGCACAAGATTTAGTTAATTCCCTTAAAGATAAGAGAATTAATCTAATTAAATCTGGTAAAGATAAAGGCGTATCACTAACTGATATGGCTAAGGTACTTGATATATCAAGACAAAGAATTTATCAGATACTAGATAGTAATGGTAGTAGATAAGATAGCCTCTATTGCTAGAGGCTATTCCTATCTCAGAAAGGAAACAATATGAATAAAGAAAAACATACTGTTCTTTTCATTATAGTAGAGGAAAATTATGAACAAAGAAACTCATAAAAAATTAATCAAAGACTTTCCTAAGAGCGTAGTTAAACCTGCACCTAAAGGTAAGTTCGGAGATTATGTACCACACCACCTATACACACAACGATTGGTTGATGTGATACCAGGTGGATATGATTTCACATATGAAATTGTTAGAGATAAAGACAACTCTATCGTTGGTGCTAAGTGTAAGTTATACATAAAAGATTCAGAACAAACCATTGAAGAGGTTGGTGATGTAGATACTAATGCACTTAAAAGAAACATAACTGAATCAGAGATACTCAAGTTAGCTGTATCAGATGGTATCAAGAGATGCTGTATGAGATTAGGCATTGGGCTTGAGCTATGGACTGGTGGTACTACTGAAGAGGAACACTATGCAACAGCTAGTGATAACATCACAGTAGAAACAGTACCAGTGGTCAAGCCATCTAAAGAACAAATAAAAAAGATGGAAGAGATAGCTAATGATATGGTCAAAGATAAGACACAATCACAGGTACTCAATCAACAAATGGAAGTTATGATTCCTGATGCTGAAATAAGAAAGACATACAAAGATAAGGCTTGGGCTAACCTTATGGACAAAGGTATGTCAAAGAAAGTTAATGACTGGTCTGATGAGGACATCAATACTTTCTTAGATGAAGTAGGTAATCTAATGGATGCTGCTAAAGCTGAGGGTGATGACCCTTCTGAAGATATAGTAGCAGTAAGAAGTTCAACTCCTTATTGTCCTGACTGTGCCACTGAAATGTGGATGGAGGATAATAGAAGTAAGAAAGCTGAAGCTCCAACAGACAGTCCTTTAAGTAGGATTCCTGACTTCTCTTGTAGTAACTTCAAGAACAACAATGGTTGTGGTAGAGGTTGGTACATCAGTAGTCCTGATTCAGATAAAGAAGTACCAGGAGAATGGCTTTAGAAAAAGCAGGTAACAGTGACAGCCTTAAGAAGTTAGTCAGGCGAATCAAGAAAAGATTTCCTGACTATAACTTTGATGTTGTACCTGAACCTGACAGGAAACACAAAGCACCTAGTCTTTGTAAGAACAACACCATAAACTACACAGATACTGAGGGTAATTTATTTTGTGGACAACGATTTAAATTAGTTAACGATAGTGGTGTTGGATATACTTGGTCTACTTGTCACGCTCTGATACGGAAGGTAGATGAGCAGAAGAAGTATCAAGACTTACAAGGTGAGGTATTCTAATGAATCAAACCAATGTCATTAGAACATTAAATATTATGTTCCCATTTATGGATGAGTTGAAAGAAGCAGAGGACCAATTCTCTTCTTATGATTGCGAGAATGATATGTACATTATTGAAATCAAATCAAGAGATAGGTCTTATAACCCCTGGATTATAGAGAGAGATAAATATATATCTAACTTAAATGCTTCAAGGAGATTAGGTAAACAATTTATTTATTTAACTGAGTATCAGAAGAAGATACTGACTTGGAATATAAATGATTTGATTGCTAACAACTATTCATTTAACTGGGAACTAAGAGAGATGCCTCAAACTACTGAGTTTAAAAACAACAACCCAGTGTTAAAAGAGGTAGGATATTTGTATGAACAATATGCAAAGAAAATATTATAAGGAGAAACTATGAGTGACTTATCAGTCAATGAAGCAGACCCAGTAGTTCTATTAAAGGAACTATTAAATAGAAAGACACCAGAGATTGCACTACCTAATGGTGAAACATCAGGTGGTCACCCAATCTTTAAAGAACATTCTATTATTAATAAAGCTGGGAAGGTTCAACTGTTAGGGATAATGGCTAATGTAGAGTTAGTTGTTACACCATCAGAAGAAGAAGAATAGTGCCAGACACTTACGATTATCTTTTTAATTGTGAGGATTGTGGCGAAGAGTTTACCGAAGAACTACATAAATGTATTCATCTTACAGGTAATGCTTAAACTATCTTGTAGTTATCCCATCCATCTTTAGATATTGTAAGAGTTAAAACCCCTGGTTCATTCCACATACCAGTTCTAGCAGTAAAGTCTTTGCTTGAATCAATACTTGGACATTGGAACCAGGTTCTCTTACCTTGTTTAAACACCCTAGGATGGTGATAGTGACCAGTAATTAATATCTCTGCTGCACCACTAGGTAACCAACCAAACATCTGTCCTTGCCACCACTTTATTATCTTACCCTCTGGACCTGCACCACCTGTAGTCATATGTCCGTGTGTTATAGCCACAGCTTTACCTTTAATCTCTAATAGATGGTGATAGTCTGTAGGTAATATGACCTTAACATTTTTATATCTAGGATTCTGTGCAAGTATTTCTTTTACTACTTCAAAATGCAGCATATCAGAGTTGTCTAATCTGTCTGATAACACCTGACCCTTACCACTTCTTGTCATCTCTCCGTGATTACCACCTATTCCACACAAAGTTATCTTATCTACAACAGGTAAGAAGGCTTCAACTGTTCTCATAATCAACTGTCTTGCTAGTCTGTACTGCTGAGATAGATTCAATTCAATATTAAATGGCATACTAGAGTAGAAACTCTGGTCACAATTCTCAGTGAGGTCACCTAATCCTAATAAATATACCTCATCTATATTAGTTCCACCCTTACGCAGTGCCTTAATCTGATTTACCCCTGCTATAAGAGCTTCCTCGTAGCGTTTAATAGTATTCTCAACGCCATAGTCAGCCTTACCTAACTGCCAGTCAGCCATTGTCCATATAAAAGCTGTATCACCACCATACTTTTTATCTTTTAACTTAGGTTTATGTTTAAACAACGAGAGTAGCTCATCAAAGTACTCATCTAATGCAGGGTTCTTTCTCTTTACTATCCCTTTAAATGCAAAAAAGGTGGTTGTTTCACCACCCTTAAGCTGTGTGTTCCAAGAACTAGCACGAACTGTACCTTCTATTCTGTAATATTTGGGGTCAAATCCCCAACCTTTTAGGATTGAGTCGTACTTATTCTTGTAGTCTGGGTCAGTACCAACATAGGTTATCTCACCTTTGCCAGTGTTCTCATCAAACTCTATTGATGGTTGCCAACCAGACTTATAGTAGTTATTGCCTAGTTCATCTGTCATATGCAGCCTTTCTGTTAAGGCTATTATACATATAAGCTAGGACAAAATCTGCTACTTAGTTATTTGTTTCTTTGCGTATGTCTTGACAACTGCTAATGCAGCACCACCACCTGCAAGTGCAGCTAACTGGAGTGCTCCAGCATCTATACCTACTAAAGGTGCAACTGTTAATGC